TTCCGATCTTGATGAATATCTCACCGAACATGATTATGAGTTTGTTTTTGATGATGGTTTAAATTGTTATTACCTTTATAAAGATACTTTTAATTTACTTATGAACACCCAATCTGAAATTCCCAAAATTATTTGGCAAACTTACAAAGATCCATATAAAGATCTTCCAGAATACGCTGTAGCAGCATCACAAACTTGGTCTCAACTTAATCCTGGTTGGCAACATCGCTACATGGATGATGAAAAAGTTTTTACTTTTGTTAAAAATGAATATGGAGATGAGTGGTATGATATCTTTAAAAATAAATGTATCGTAGGTGTGATGAGAGCTGATCTGTGGCGTTACATGGTAATCTATCGTTATGGAGGAATTTACACTGATCTTGATACTGTGTGTCTAAAACCGATTGATTCCTGGCTACAAACAGAACAGTTTGTGGATAAGAAAATGATCATCAATGCCGAGTACGAAAATCAAATTGCACAATGGACTTTTGCTGCAACTCCTGGTCATCCAGTTCTTGGTCGTGTTCTTGATACTATTAAAGAAAATTTTAAGAATCCTAACTACGATGATCCACACTTTGTTCACAATACCACTGCAAATACAATTTGGTCACGTGCCATTTTTGACTATCTTGGATATGATTTAGTGGGTGATGATCGACTTCCCAATGTTGATTTAATTAATAATCAAGATCATATTGATCAATTGAACAATAATCCAAAAGCGTTAGAGTCTGGATTATATCTTGTTCCTAGCTATCGTTGGTTCCATTGGGAAGTTTCAAAACATCTCTACGGAAGTCAAGCTTGGAATGATGGTCGTTATGTTCGCTGGATTGCAGAACGTTGGGAAAAAAATCCTGGTCTAGCATATGACCAACGCTAAAAATATGCTATAATTACTACTGAACTGGAGAAAAAACTAATGGCTAAAAGCATTGTAAAAACTGTAAAAGAACTTGAGGAAGAGGCTCAAATTGGATTTGGGGCTCAGCAACAACCACAATCGCAAGAACAAAAAGTAGTTGCAGAAATTCCTCGTATTATTTGGCAAACGTACAAAGATAAGTACGAAGATCTTCCTGATTATGCGAAAGATGTTACTAAAACATGGGTTCTGTTGAATGAAGGTTGGGATTATCATTTTATGAATGACGAAGCCGCCGCCGAATTTGTTAAAAAAGAATATGGCGATGAATGGTATGACATCTGGAGCAACGTCCCAGTTGGTGTAATGAAAGCAGACCTGTGGCGTTACATGGTTGTTTATAAGTATGGTGGTATGTATAGTGATCTTGATACCATTTGCAAAGTTCCTGTTGATTATTGGTTCCCCAATTTTGCACAAATGGGTTGTCAATTTTTAGTTTGTGTAGAAAATGAAGTTCATATGGCAAATTGGACTTTCATTGGTGCTCCAGGACATCCTTTCCTTGGTCATCTTCTCGATATGATTAAAGAACGTTTTAAAGATGCTCAGAAGTATTATGATAGTGATCCCCACTTCGTACATGCTCTAACGGCAAATGGTATCTTTACTGAAGCGTATCTTGATTTTATTGGTGTTGAATCTAAAGATCTGACTCAAGATATTGAGAAGTTTAATGCTTCGCCCAAAGCACAAGAAGTAGGTCTTGTTTGTGCCCCTTCTCATCGATTCTTCCATTGGGAAGTTGTACGTCACCTATATGGAAGCATTCATTGGAACGACGGCAAGTATGTTCGTTGGATCCAAGAACGTCAAGATAAAAATCCCATTCACGAATACGATTTGGTGTGATGACTAAGAAAATTTTAATCTATTCTATCATGCGTAATCGCACTGATAGAATTCAACAATATTACAATCAAGTTTCTTCTATTCCCGAAGCATTTCCTGGATTTGAATTTTATATTTCAATCTATGAAAATGATTCTACCGATGGAACAAAGTCCGTCTTTCATCAGATGGACTTGTCCATGTTTAAAAAATCTTGTATCACAATGGCAAATATCGGAACCATTCATTATGGTTCTGTAACTGATGAAGATCGCGTAAGAAACCTTGCTAATGCTCGTAACAGTGCAGCATTAGCTCAAGATTTTTACAAAGAAGTTGATTATTTGATGATGGTTGAAAGTGATGTACGTTATCCTTTAGAAACCGTAGACAAGATTCTTAATTTTACTGAAAGAACTGGAGAAGAATTTGATATTGTTTCTGGAGTTCTTTGGGGTGATGAACAGAAAGGTCATTGGGATACATGGGGAACACGTAGAACTCCAGACGAAGAATGGGGAAGTTTGCATGAAAATTGGAAAGAAGTTCCATATGGCAAATATTATGTAACTTGCAATGGCATTGCGTTGTTTAATGCCAAAGCATTTAGAGACGGTGCAAAATATGGATATATAAATGAAAGACTTGGCGGAAAACATGATTGTGATACTGCAATCATCTGCGAAGAATTTATTAAACGTGGATATGATAAAATATTCATTGATCACACCGCAGACATTTATCATAGTTGAAAATGAAGAAAGCATTAATTACTGGCATTACTGGACAAGACGGTTCTTATCTTTTAGAACTTCTTTTAGAAAAAAAATATGATGTACATGGCATTATTCGTCGTTCATCTGTAGAAGGCAATACTCAACGTATCAAACAATATGTTGATCTTGATACCTGTCATCTACACTATGGAGATTTGACTGATGCCTCAAGTATTTCAAGTATCATTGGATCTGTTAAACCAGATGAAATTTATAATCTAGGCGCTCAAAGTCACGTTAAAATTTCATTTGATAGTCCATTATATACTGGAGATTGTGATGCATTAGGTACAACTCGAATTCTTGATGCAATTAAAACATTTGGTTTAATTGACAAGACACGTTTTTATCAGGCTGGAACGTCGGAAATGTTTGGTAAAGTAATGGAAGTTCCTCAAGTAGAAACGACTCCATTCTATCCTCGTTCTCCATATGGAGTTGCTAAACTTTATAGCTATTGGATCACTAAGAATTATCGCGAATCTTATGGTCTTTTTGGCTGCACTGGTATTCTTTTTAATCACGAATCTCCTCGTAGAGGCACCAACTTTGTAACGAAAAAAATCACTCGCGGATTGTATCGTATTGCAAATGGTTTGGATACTCATATTGAACTTGGTAATCTAGATGCAAAACGTGATTGGGGTCATGCCAGAGATTATGTTGAAGCTATGTGGTTGATGTTACAACAAGATCAACCAGATGATTATGTAATCTCTATGAATAATCAGCATTCAGTTAAAGAGTTTGTTGAACTTTCTTGTAAATATTTTGATATGGATATTGAATGGGAAGGTGAAGGTGTGAATGAAGTTGGTATTGATAGAAAAACTGGAAACATTGTGATTGTAATTAATCCAGATTTCTTCCGCCCAGCAGAAGTTGAAACTCTTCTTGGCAATTCTGATAAAGCTCGCACTCAGCTTAATTGGACTCCCAAGTTTTCTTTTGAAGATTTGGTTCATGATATGTGTGTAAACGAAACTGGAGTTTGATATGAATAGCTTTTGGCCCCTTATGAAAGACACCATTACTCTTGGTGATAAACTTAAAATGATTAAGTTTATTGCAACCACCAAGAAGTTTACTAATGGTGAAAAAGTAAAACAGTTTGAACGTGAATGGAACGAATGGCTTGGTTCCAAATATTCTCTTTTTGTTTCTTCTGGTAGTACTGCAAATCTTTTGCTTCTATCTGCAGTAAAAGAAAAATATGGTCTTAAAGATGGAGATAAAGTTTTAGTTCCTTCTTGTACATGGGTTACTAATGTAGCTCCTGTAAGTCAAGTTGGTCTTTATCCAGTTTTTGCTGATATTGATCGCAAAACTTTTAGCTTTGATTTGGATTCTCTTCGTTATATTAAGAGTGTTCATCCAGACATTAAAATTATTTTTGTAACTCATTTATTGGGAATTGAAGCTGAAGTTGAAAAGTATCAAGAGATTTTTCCTGACGCTATTATTTTAGAAGACATTTGTGAATCTCATGGTGTATCTGATTCTAAAGGAGTGAAGCGTGGTACTAACTCTTTAGGTGCTACTTTTAGTTTTTATTTTGGTCATCATATGACCACAATTGAAGGTGGTATTATTTCTACCAATGATAAAGAACTTTATGAATTGATGCGTATTAAACGTAGTCATGGTCTCGCTCGCGAAGGCTCTCCAGAATACTTTAAGAAATATCAAGAACAATATCCACATCTTCCTCCTAGCTTCTTGTTTATGACTGATGGATATAATTTCCGCAATCATGAAATTTGTGCAGTTCTTGGAAGTTCGCAGCTTAAACGTTTGAATAAAATGATTGAAGTTCGTAGAAAAAACTTTAGTAGATTTATTGAATTACTTCGTAGACACAACACTAAATTTTATATTCCCAAAGAAGCTGGAACAAATAGTAGTTTTTGTTTCCCATTCATTTGTAAAAATTCATCTACTTACAATCAACTTTTAGATGAATTTAAAAAGAATGGAATTGAATATCGTCCAGTGGTAAGTGGTAATTTGCTTCGACATCCGTTCCTTCAAAAATATTGGGTAACAAGTCCAGGACCGCTTTGGGTAGATCATGTTCATGACTATGGTGTTTACATCGGCAATAGTCATTTTGTCAACAATGAAAACTTTGTTGTTTTGGAACAGATCCTTGAATCTCTCTACTGATGTGCTAGAATAAATACGGTTGGTTGGGAAACCTCCAACCTCAACCTATTCTGGACTGGGGTTCGAATCCCCACATCTCCATTTACGGGGATGCTAGGCTTTCGACGGGGTGGGGGATTCGATAAACAAATCTCAACAATATCGTTCGTTTTACCAGAGTTCGTGTAGTATCTGCTGCATAGACTTTGATCGTAATCATCGGGGGAGGAAACTCCCCTTTCTTTCCAAAAAGCACTCTAATGTCAACCTCAAGCAAACTTCGTTATGTTGGGAATTTTTTATTGGTTTTGGGATACCTCATATTATTGTGGGGAAATTTCAAAATGGGCTTGACAATTAAAAGCATGGGTGGTATACTAACATTACCATTCGCAATCAAATACAAATTGTGGGACATGGTTATTTTATGTGTATTTTTTACTGTTATTGAATTTGCACGATTAGTTCAACTATCAATTTAATAATTTTAATATGATTAAATCTGTTGTTATTGAAAATTTTTTTTCGAATGATGAGCTAATATATTTTAAATCACAACTTGGAAATATAGAAGTTCATCATAAAAAAACATCAGAAGTTCAATGGTTTGATAAAAATCAACCTCATGAATATTATGCATTAACTTCTAAATTGATTGATGTCGCTAAACAATTTTATAATCTTACTGATTACATAGGATATGAATTTTGGACACAGCACAACAGCAGACCAAATGGATGGCATCATGATAAAGATGAAAGTTATCATGCAAATACTTCTAAATTAAAATTTCCTATTTGTTCTATAGTTTATTATTTAATTGTAGAAAATTTAAAAGGTGGAAAATTACATTTAGAAAAAGATATAATTACTCCAGAAGAAAATAAATTAATAATTTTTGCACCAGGAGTAGAACATTATGTTGAAGAATTTGAAGGAAATAGATGTTCAGTTTTAATAAATCCTTGGGCTGAACCATTACATAAAAATACAATAGTCTCGGAGTAGACTTAAAACTCTGCCCTGGTCGGGAACCCCCCTCAAAGTCACGGATGGACTATAACAGTACTGGTGGAGTCAAATTTGACCCTATTGCCACACACACAACACACACAACGGAGTAAACAAATGACACCTTACGAACTACGCTTTGAAATCTTTAAGCAAGCAAATGGTCTTGCTCAAGACAAATATCATGCAGCATTTGCTGTTGCTGATCAATGGAATGAGCATAATTCTGTAAAAATGGATTATCCAGACTTTCCAACTTATGAGCAGATTGAAGCACTTGCTGATAAAATCAACGCTTTTGTAAGTAAAAACTAGGTTTCCAATTTCCTAAAAAAATTGGTGGTGCGGATGGGACTCTCTCCCGCCTGGTTTCTTGTTTCCAGTTAAAAAACAAGTGGCGAGCATGTTTGGGAGAATGACCCTCTCCCATTTTCTGCCCAAGTGGTGTAATGGTAGCCACGTATGCCTTAGGAGCATATATCGTAAGATGTGGAGGTTCGAGTCCTCTCTTGGGTATTGGTAGGATTACGATTCTATCATACATTTCGGGATCATCATATCCGAAATAACACCCCTCAAGCCTATCAACGATGCTCAAACAGAGGGGTCACTGCGGTTGTAGTTCAGTGGTAGAACGCTATCCTTCCAAGTTAGATGTCGCCCGTTCAAATCGGGTCAGCCGCTTCCTTTCTATTAAGGGAACCTAAAATGTCACTTATTTCACAACAAGACAGAGCACTTACAATTAAAGCATTGGAGCATTACACTGCTTCATTTAAAGACATCATGACTGAAAGTGAAAGAGCAGAAACAAATGCTCTTCTTAATTGGATTAAACTTGAGTATAATAAACATGAACATTAAACTTTGGTATTGTGCTTCGATGAAACAATGGCGTTGGACATTGACTGATGACTCCAGACCAATCATCAAACAAGAATCAGGTCAACGACCATTTCTTCGTGATGCAATGAATGATGTTGCAAATACTGTAGAGTATATGTTAGAAACTAAACAAAACGAATGAATTATGTATAAAGAAGAAAGACCTTGGGGTTCATTTGAAACTCTTTATGAAGGAAATGATTACAAAGTAAAACGAATTGTTATAAATCCAAATGAATCATTTTCCTTACAATTCCATCGCAAACGTTCAGAACATTGGGTTATTGTGGAAGGCGATGGGTATATTTTAGTTAATAATCAAGAAGAACATTGCCGTGTTGGTGATGAATTTAAAATTGGTATTGCTGTAAATCATCGTGCAACTGCTGGCAATCGTGGACTTGTGATGATTGAAGTTCAACGCGGAGAATGTTTAGAAGAAGATATTGTTCGCATTGAAGATAATTATGGTAGAGTAAGACCTAAATAAGTAAAAAAGGTATTCATGGAAACTTTCTATAAATCACTATATGTTGTACAAGCAACTTTGATGCACCTATTTTGGAAAACTTGGGTGTATCATTGGAATGTGACTGGAAAAGATTTTCAACAACTTCATATTTTATTTGGAAATCAATATGAGTTTATGTTTGAAGAGTTGGATAAACTTTCCGAACATATGAGATATTTTGATATCAAAGCACTTGGTCCACTTTCTATTGTGCAAGATACATCTGTAATTGATGATGTTCTTGTAAATACTGATGATATTTCAATGATCTCTAATTTGCTTCAGAATAATCAAACTTTGATTGATGAATTGAAGAATTTAAATAGAGAAGCAGAAGCAGTAGGACAATCACAAACAGGTAATCTTGCTCAACAAATGATGGAAGATCACGGTAAATTTGTTTGGATGCTAAGATCAACACTTAAATAATAAAAAAGGGGGTCTCACGACCCCCGTTTTTATTTCATTGCCATCGCAAGTTTCGCTTGATGCTTGCGATTTTCTTTTTCTTTCTGTTGCTTAATTAAAATAAGCTGCCAGTTATTTTTAGTTTTCATTGAAGTGCTCCTTTACTTGTGGTATTGGTGCGTTCCTTCGGTATCCCTACTTCCGTTTGCTATTCGCGAATAGCAAATGAACGTCAGATTATTTATCAAATTTATTTTGTAACATTTGATACATTTTAATGCCATCTCTCGACATAATCATCAAAACCATTCTTTCCTCCACATGGTCTTGAATATCTATCTTCTGGTGGATCATTTGGTTTATTTATTTTTTTGTAATCGGTGATAAGACTTGTGGTCCCCCACATTTCTTTCATATAATTTACATCTCTATCTGGGTTAGAATTGGTAGCCATCTGTTTTCTCCATAAAGGTTAAACAGAACTTTTATTTGATGGAGGTTGCTATCTCCATATTCTATATATTATGTGTTATTATACCAATCGAGATAGTTGACAAGCGTTAAAATTTGATATATAATGTTGTAATGTTTCGTAACAAAACGCAAATGACTGTAACAACGAATGAGTTCGGGCAACAAAACATGTTTGCTAAAGAACCACAAATGTATATCTCACAAACTGATGCAGAACGTTATGCACTTCAAACACATGCTGAACGTGCTGAACTTGCAAATTCACGTTGGGCAATGGTCGGCATTATTGCTGGTTTCATTTCTTATGCTATCACTGGTAAATTCTTCTTCGGTATCTTTTGATGACTGAAGTAATTTTTACTTTTACTAGTGTCGCTTTCTTTGTGCTTCTTGCACATTCTATCAATCAACTTTCGGAAACTTACTAAGGAGAAACAAAATGAAAAACTCTGGATGGACTCATGAGGCAGAAGTTCTCAATGGTCGCCTCGCAATGCTTGGTTTCGTAATCGCAGTCGGAACCTATCTCACAACTGGGCAAATTCTTCCTGGTGTATTTTAAAAATATATCGAATCAATTATTTTTTTATAAATAATTTGAAAGAAAATCTAAGGGGTGATATGAAGAAATTTAATGTTGTAAAACAATATAAAAAAATTTCTTCATCAAATATTGATGAAAAAATAAAATTCTTGAATAAAGAATTAGCAAAAACTGGAATGCTATCAGAAGCAGAAGTTACAAATAGTACTTCTCATCTTTATTGCACAACTAGATATATTCCACCAGTACCAGCAGTACCAGCAGTTCCACCAAAATATTCTAATAAAATTATTGGTTACAAACTTTTCATTCCAGACGGAGGGTCAATTTATAGTCCAAATGCATATGAAGCTCCAGTTTATGAACTTATAGATCCAGGAACACCAGAAATTCCAGAAATCCCAGGACGTACAGTTGTAGTTTATTCAAATTCTTTAGGAGATCCAAATTATTATCCTGGTCCGATTCCTCCACCTGATCAGCAGGTTGCGGGTGTTAATTATGACATTTATAATTATATACTTAAGACTCATGGAATGGGCGCCGCCGAATGGTATTTAAATAATCCAACAGCACCACACGGAGCTAATCCACATTTACCTTCAGGTGCATATGTTCCATTGGCAATGAGTGGTGAAGTAATGAATAAATTAAATATGAGTCAAGAAGCAGCAAGCACATTAATTGCTCAAGTAGTTCCTTCTGGACCACACACAGAAGTTTATTATGATCCAGCAATGAAAGCGATTGTTCCAAGGGGAGTGCAAACAAATCCTCAAGGTATAGGACATGGCTGGGATAACGTACCATTAGGAATACCAGTACGAGGAGCATAAAATGGAAAACAAATATCCTAAAATATCCTTACAAGATATTGTAAAAAACAATAAATTTTCTTCTAAAGAAACTTTGGAAATTAAAAAAAAAGTAGACGCATTGAATAAATTTATTGAAGAAAATCCAGAGTATATCGAACATTTACAAAGAAGATATCCCAAAGATAATCCAAGACTTTCTCGAATTAGACATAAATTAGATGGAATGCTATCAGCATCCGATGAATATTTAAAAAAACAGTTTCCAGAAAATCAAAGGTTATTTGATGAAGTTAAAAAATTAACTGAAAAAAGTATTGAACTTACAAATCCAAAAACTTTTAAAAATAAAAACACAAAATCTTTAGGAAGATTTTTTAAAAAATCAAAACCTAAAACGTGGTCTGAACAAATAGATGAAAAAATTAAACAATTAGATAATGATATGAAAAAGACAAATTACAAACCAAAAAAAATGCGAAAGGATCAGTAGTGTGGTGAGTCCCTAACACAAATAAGCATTCATACTTATCCTCGCTCTAAATATGAGTGAGGATTTTTTTATTGTATGCCTAGAAACGAACTTTCGAAAGAAGAGATTAAATGCTACGTTGAAAAATTAAAAGTAGAATTATATAAAGAACAAATTGGTTATGCATCAGACCCAAAGGGGTTGGCACACAAGTATCTCAATCAAGTTCTAGATAAAATTCAGGAGTATTATAGATGATCTATTTTATTTTTGAAATTTATTTTACGATTGCAGTTATTGCTTTAGTAGTTAAGACAGCAAGTTACAAATAAAAATTAAGCTCTAAAATATACTCTAAGTTTTCCTGCGACAAGAGCATTAGATAAAAGATCTTCATAAGCATTTCTAGAATTGATTGCAGTGCTTCCACTGTATGTTGTATTGCTTCCAAATATTTGAAATTCGTATGTGTGAACTCCTGTTCTTGATGCTGGCATTGGAGCGCCCCATCCGTTGGTTGTTCCATTAGTTCCATATAAATTATAATAATTATTTTGGAAAATAGTTCCACCACTTACAGTTGCTCCAGCAGCAACAGATGTTGTTGCTTTGGGAATATTTAATACCGACCAAAATATAAATGGTTTTATTGTATCCGATGTCACTTCAACAGCAAACAGATGCCATTTAGTAATACCAGATACTGCTGCTGTATTTCCAGACCAAGTTAATTGTGGACTTGGCTCATTATACGATGTTCCTGTATATGCAGGAACTAAGCTGTTATTAAAATCGCCATCATTAAAAGCTGTTGAAGTTAATTTTACACCAGAAACAGAAACTAAAATATTTGTTTTTAAATCAAAACTAGTATCTGCTACATATCTTTGCCAAAAATTGTTTGCTAAGCAAACGTACAAACTAGCATTTGCTGTTCCAATATCAGCATATACAAAAGTTCCTGCAACTCCAGATGAAGTAGTATTTGTTGGGGCATTACCACCATAATTAATTAACGTATTAACAGTGATAGAATTGCCGAGAAATGTGTTAGTTCCATTAATAGTAATTCCTGATGCAGTTAACGCAGTTGTAGGAATATTACTTAAAGTATTTTGTGTGGCATCAATAGTCTTATTAATTAATACTTGAGAGCCACTAATAGTTACATTTCCAACATTAACCGAACCGCCAAGTGGAATGCCACTTCCATTTACAGTAATTGATGAATTTACTAAAGATGAATTTGCAATATTTGAAAGAGTATTAGCAGTTCCATCAATTGTTTTATTGGTAAGAGTTACAGCTCCACTTGCAGTAACATCTGGAATTGGAGTAGTATACGATCCACCAAGATATAATTTATTTCCGTTTAATGTAATTCCACTTGCTGTTAATGATGTGGTATTAATATTTTGTAATGTGTTATTATTTCCGTCAATAACTTTATTTGTAATAATTTGAACTCCACTTAAAGTCACATCTCCAGTTGTTCCTGGAATTGTAAGAGTTCCGCCAAGGCTAACTGTTGAACCATTAATAGTTACTTGACTATTTTGTAATGACGAATTTTGAATATTAGTTAAAGTATTTTTTGTACCATCAATTGTTTTATTTGTGAGCTCTTCTACTCCAGAGGCGGTTGAAATAACAATGCTATTTCCTAAAGGAACATTAGTACCATTAATTTGAATACTGCTATTTAATAGGGCACTATTTGGAATATTTAAAAGAGTATTATTATTTGCACAATTAATAGTTTTATTTGAAAATACTTGAGTTCCTGATGCAACTACATTTCCTACATATCCCCACGCTACAGTACCGTCAGTTGATCTTACAAGTGCTTGACCTACAATTCCTGTATTACCATTAATTGAAACGCCATTAGAAGTTAAATCTAAATTATCATTTGCTGCCAACTCTTCAATACGACTTTGATCTGAATTTGCTACTAATGGAAACTTATTTGCCATGTTGCTGTTGATTTTTTATGTATTTATACCTTAATTGTATATCTAAATTATTTTTAGATAAATACAAAAAAAGTTATTGTACATCAATAATGATAAATTTAACGACTGGACAAACAATAAAAGCACAGAATATTAAGGATGAATTTGGACCTGCCACTAATATGCAACTTGGTGCATATAGAGTAAATGCTAATCCTGGAGGATATTTAACAAATCTTCCTTTAGATCAAGGAATTCCTAAGAGTGGGGCAATAAAATTTAGTGATTTTTATCAAAAAAAATTAAATGTTATTGTCATTGGGTATGCTAGCGATGGTTATAGAAGACATGCATTAAACAGATATAATCAAAGCACTGGTACATATATCGTAGGTCAATTTAAAACAACACCTCCTGCGAGCGGTGTTGGGTCTAGAGTTATGATAGATCTTGGAAATACAAAAACAGGTTCTGATTTAGGTGCTATAACTAATGTGGCATTAAGAATGGGAACAGGTTGGCAAACTTATAATGGTCTGTTAGAACTTTATATTGGATCTGGTGGGGGGATTTATGGTGCTGGTGGCAACGGTGGTAATGGTGGCTCCGCTGGCCGCCAGGGCGCGTCTGGGCAATTTGGTTCTAGTGCATTAGGAATTGAGTATCCCACTCAAATTTGGAATTATGGTAATATTATTTCTGGTCACGGCGGCGGCGGTGGCGGTGGTGGAGCTTATGGGAGGCGTTGTGGACAAACTCAAAAAGGATGTGATCAATGTAATGATACTTACTTTTCGCAAAGCGGCGGTGGCGGCGGCGGCGGATTTGGATTTCCACTTGGACAGCCAGGACAGGGAAGTACAGATGGGCAAGTCGGTGTTTTATCTACCGATCTTAATACAGGGACGCTTCAGGCCGCCGATGGTGGTGGAGGTGGCGGTGGTTCTAGTGGTGGCGGCGGCAGTTGTCAAGTTGGTGCTATCGGTGGTTCTGGCGGTGGCGGTGGTGCTCCCACTGGCGGCGCTGGCGGTGATGGTCAAGGAAGCAGTACACAAGGGCAGGGTGGCGCTGGTGGTCAAGCTGGTTATGCAATTTTATCTCCTGCTGGACAATATACTTTTGTGGTTAGTGGTAATACTCAAGGCGCACAGAGTACAACTGATCCAACTTGAATTTGACAATAGTATAAACTAATGCTATAATAATTTTATATGAATTGAATTATAAATGGAAACACCTATAAAAATACATGCAATTCAAGATCCTCTTCCATTTTTAAAAATAGAAAATTTATATACAGAAGAAGAGTTGAAATTAATTTGGCAAGAATTAGAATTTTTAAATTGCCTGGATAAATTAGAACCTCCTGAAAAAACAGGAACAGCAACTGATGAAGATAAGAATCCTTTAAAAAATAATTCTGGATTATTTTTAGATTATCTTTATACAAATAGAAAAATATCTAACATTCTAACAGTAAACAGAAAATTATTTGCTCCAGAAATATTAGATGTATTTTGTGAATTGTCTTTTGGTTATCGAGTTATTCAGAAAACAAATCACGATGCTACACTTATAAGTTATTATGAAAATGGAGGATATTATAAACCTCATGAAGATGAATCAATATTCACTGCAGTAACTTGGTTTTTCAAAGAACCAAAATCTTTTACTGGTGGAAATTTTTATTTTACTGATTATGATTATAAAATAGAAGTTGAAAATAATATGGCTGTTTTATTTCCTTCTTTTGTGACACATGCTGTGGATGAAATAAAAATGATTGATGACAGTTTAAATTCTTATGGTAGATATGCCATGTCTCAGTTTGTGTATTTAAATCCGAAAAAATAATTATTTTTTGATAAATGAATGCAATCACTTTAAATAATAAATGAATACTATGACTGATTTTGGTGATTATATGTTTAAAATTCCTCTTTTACATTTACAAGTAAGAAATTGGAATGTAAAAAAGAAAAATCTACTTGAAATAGTAAATGGGTCTAATTTAATAGTAGAACAAGATAATATAAAAACAGATTATCATAATCAAGTGGGGGAATATAATGATAAAATTTCTGAAATTTTAAAAGAAGAGATAGAAATATTTTGCAATTATTTTAAATTTAATCATTGCAAAATGCTTGGATCCTGGTTTGAAATTGCAGAATTGGGAAATGATCATGTAATCCATAATCATGGACCAATTGGATATAGTTCTGTTTGTTACGTTGATTATAATAAAGATGTTCATACTCCAACACAATTTATTTCTCCGTTTCATAATTTTTTGGATGGTTCGGTATTGCATTATGAACCAAAAATTGAAGAAGGATCTATTATATTTTTTCCATCGGCAATAATGCACTATACTAAACCAAATAATTCAAAAATTAAAAGAACAATTTTATCATTTAATCTTAATGTTAAATCAAATGAATATAAATTAACTTGATATCAATTCCCCCTTGACAAGCCTTGGGTGCCATGTTAGAATAAATAAATGTTAAGGAATGGTAACATTTCTTAATCTTCTGTAACCGAGATCATCAGAAGTAAAGCATCTCTCATACCCACACTGGAGGGTGGTGTGGGGTATAATGTAACCATCCAGTTCCCCCTGGACTTTACTTACCCTTTAACAAATGACTGCTACAATTGCTTCACGCCGTTCTGGCGCTTCAACCACTTGGGAATCTTTTTGCCAGTGGGTTACTTCAACGAACAACCGCCTTTATGTTGGTTGGTTTGGTACTCTGATGATTCCAACGTTGCTCGCTGCAACGATTTGTTTTATCGTCGCCTTCATTGCTGCACCTCCTGTAGACATTGATGGCATCCGCGAACCAGTTGCTGGTTCTCTTATGTACGGAAACAACATCATCTCTGGTGCTGTAGTTCCTTCAAGCAACGCCATTGGCTTGCACTTCTATCCCATCTGGGAAGCTGCTTCACTTGATGAGTGGCTCTATAATGGTGGTCCTTTCCAACTTGTTGTCTTCCATTTTCTGATTGGTATCTATGCTTACATGGGACGTGAGTGGGAACTTTCTTACCGTCTTGGTATGCGTCCTTGGATCTGTGTTGCTTATTCTGCCCCCGTCGCAGCAGCATCTGCAGTGTTCTTGGTTTATCCTTTCGGTCAAGGTTCTTTCTCTGACGCTATGCCTCTCGGCATCTCAGGCACGTTCAACTACATGCTTGTATTCCAAGCAGAACACAACATCCTCATGCACCCCTTCCATATGCTTGGTGTGGCTGGTGTATTTGGCGGTTCACTTTTCTCTGCTATGCATGGATCTTTGGTAACTTCTTCGCTGGTTCGTGAAACCACTGAGAATGAATCACAGAACTATGGTTACAAGTTCGGACAAGAGGAGGAAACATATAATATAATTGCTGCTCACGGTT